TAAAGCTCGCCACAACTTGACCGAAATGCGCCGCATACTAAGTATTGGCCTCCCCCCTTCTTCCCAACACGCCGCAAGCGGACATACCCATGGTACGTCCGCGTCGGACAGGTCCGCGTGTGAGACTGATATTCGCACCCTGATAAGCGCCGTTGGTCGTGACCCGTATATTTACGGGAAACGCAACGTGCATGTCGTCAGAGGTATCGCTGGATCCAGCCTCCACGCCGGCACCAAGGACGCTCTCGTCCTGTCCGAAACCGACCGCCTACATCACAACCATATCGTCTACATGGTGGACAGGGACTACACACTGGACATGAATGACATTCTAACCAGGGTTCCAGACCACCTCTTACTGTACACTGCCACACCCACTCGAGCCGCAGGCAAAACGCTTGACTCCACTTATTGGTTTCTTGACAACGTTTACCACGAAATCGTGCCGGGAGGTAGCCACTATTCCCATACTCTTTGGGACTACGGCATTGACCACGTCAATGTTTACAGGAAGACCGGAATTCTTTCCGGAGTATACCGCGCCTACCGCGTGGAAAGACGCCGATCCCTAAACACGCCTGACAGGTCGATCGTTCTTTTCGAAATGGCTATTGAATACAGCGGCTTTTACGGCTACATCGCGCACAAGCTCTATGGCACGAGCCCACTGCAACGCTATTCTCCACTTGACCAGGGTTTCAACGTGGTGAATTCATTCACTGGCAACGCCCTCAACACATCCATTGCACACAACGGTGGCCACTTCTCTGCCACCGTCCCGGTGTCATTTGTGGATGTCGTTCGCAACGCCCAAGACCTCATGAAGAGCTCCGTATCCTCTCATAGCGTCAAGGCCGCGGCGTCCGCCCTCAACCTCAAACTGAGCACACCTGAAGCCCAGTTGCTCATTTCTTACGTCAAGAACACTGAATTCGGTACCCCAGTTGAAACGGCCAATACTGTCACAGCGTTGGTGGTCTACCAGATCACCGCGCCCGACCAGGATTACGAGCCGGACCGACCCGCCATCATTCAGTCGTTCATGAAGCCCATCGGCCCGCCAGCATACGCTGCGCAGGTCACCAAGGCTACAGCACGTGCCGCCCTCATCGGCCGTCTGACGCAAGTCATGAATGGTAAACTCTCAATGCCTGCTGACCTCGCCAGGTCCGCTGAAGAGTTTGCAAAGCTCATCTTTCCCGTCGCTGGCACCCTCGAGCCCCTCACGTTCGCGGAAGCCTACGACACCCTGAAGCGTCCTTCTCAGAAGGCGAAACACGCCAATGCCAGGCACGACGACCCCTACGAGACGGGCGACGTCATTGCGTGTTTCCAAAAGCGCGAAGCAGCGGCCAAATACGCGGATGTGAGAAACATCTCTCCGCTGGCCGCCGCAACGCAGGCAAACATGACCCGGTACACCAACCCGCTATCAAAACACGCTAAAAACAACCTCCCGTGGTACAGCTTTGGCCGCACACCTGCAGCCATTGCCCGCCACATAGCGAAAGTTTTGCCGCACCACCGATTGGTGTTCCTGGGTGATCTATCACGTATGGATGGGAGAGTCTCAACTGTCGGGAGGATAGTAACTGAGATGATCTACAGGCGCGGTTTCAAGCCTAGCCCTGAGTTGGATGCTATGCTCAAGGGCAAAACCGACCGCCCATTAAAATGCGCAATACGAGGCACAGAAGAGTGTATATCGATCGAGACATCTGGCACCTCCCGTTTATCGGGGGAGGCCGGAACTTCCTTCGACAACACTGCCGAAGGCGCATTTATGGCATTCCACAGCTTCTACAAGATGTATGGGTGCCACGTGAAAGCCGCAACCGCGCTTAACAGCTGCCTCTTTGGCGGTGACGACAGCTTCATGCCTGGCATGGCCGAGAACAACTACAAACTCTCCGGCCGTGCCCTGGGGCACGTCGTCACTGGCGAGACCATATGGCACGGTCAGCCAGGAGTCAACTTTCTGTCACGCTTCTTTTCCCCCCAAGTATGGTTGGGGGATGATTCCTCTTGTTCTGACATCCTCCGTCAGGTCCGCAAGTTCCACACCACTGCTTCCACGGGTTGCACGCCCAGGCTCAAGCTCCTCGAAAAGGCGCGTTCGTTCGCGCTCACTGACTGGCACACACCCATCATTGGGGACATCGTCCGTCAAGTCCACCTTGTACAGGGTGGGTTCGTGGCGCTCAAGTTTGATGACACCCACAAGTCAGAGCGGTGGTGGGACAGGTATCCCATCGAAGTGCAATTCCCAAACCGGGAGGGCACGTGGATGCAAGACATAGTCACCGAAACTATGCCCGAGTTCAACTATGGCGGCTTCCAGGAATGGATCCTATCATGCAAAACCCTTGAGGACATCATGGAAGGGTACGGCATGGTGGAGGATCCCAGACCTAAGCCGGCCGACGTCGTGTCAAGCATTATCGAAGATGACACTCTGTTGTTACCTAGAAACACGTTTGATCACAAGTACGTCGACCAAGAACTCGGTGACCGACCGAGACTGAGGGCTCGTCACCTCAGTTTGGAACAAAAAGGGAACACCCAGGCCGCGAAAACGCGCGGCCCTGGACCCGCGACGACCGCTAAAAGAGGCGGCCGAGGTCGCGGGGCACGCACGGGCAGACCGAAACCCACACCACTTAGTGGTTTGAGGGACGGTCGTGCCGGGACAGCCAAACACAGCTCCCCGGACAAGCCCGTCACCAACACCGGACCCGGCAAAGCTACCGAAGGATGTCCGAAGGCGTTAAAGACGGTCGAAGGCAAGACCGCCGCACCCCCCTCGGGGAGAGGGGGAGCGAGCATCAGGGGATGTACCCGGCCGCCCAAAAGGCGCCGTAAACGTGGGAAGCCTAAGAAGAAGACGCTACCCACCGCTGCGGTGCCCTAGGGTAGCCAATTTCGGGAGGAAGTGTGTAGCGCCCACTGGGGGGCGCGTTCATAAAAACGCACCAGTCCTAAGAACAAAACTGCTCATCACCACCAGCCTATTACCATTAGTGTACCAATGAAGCGCAAAAACGCCCAACGTACCAGAAAACGCAAGAATGTTACTAAGCCTTCCGGACCTCCTCGCAAGCGTCGCCGTCTGCTGCCTTCTGGCGGCAGCGGCATTCGTGCGTATGCTAGGATGCTGGCAGACCCTTGCCACGCCGAACTCATCTCGGGTCTGAACAGTACTGATGAGGGCCTTCTCGCCCGACTCAAAACAACGTACTCGAACTCATCCACCTTCGAGAATGGATTCATTTTGTGGGACCCGACATACGTCGGCGGAACAGCGGTGGGCAACTGCTTTTTCCACGCCGCCACGAACTCTGCGGCACCCACGGTCAACACCGTGGCCGCGCCCTTCGGAGGCGCCAACAACATCACAGTTGGCGCCACGGGGTTCGTCCAGTCCGACACCGTTTCGGACTTTCGTGTCGTTTCCGCCTGCGTGAGAATCACGTACGTCGGCACCCTACTCAACTCCCAAGGCGTCCTAGCTTCCGTGGAAGCCCTGCCCGTTGACACCTTCTTTGATGGACAAGCGTCCCTTGATAACGTCGCATCTATTGACGACATCATGGCATTGTCCTCAGGCATCAAGCGGGTGGGCACCACCACGCATGAAGTCCGCTTGCACCCTTCCTCCAATACGAACTCCCTGTT